TAGTCCAATCGGACCTTGTTCGCCTTGAATACCTTGTAAGCCTTGCAACCCCTGAGTACCTCTTTCGCCGTCATTACCTTTTGGACCTTGTAAGCCTTGCGGACCTTGTGGACCAATAGGACCACGTTCGCCCGTCTCCCCTTTGTCGCCTTTTGGACCTTTAGCAAGTGAAATTGTTTTTAGTTCCTCTTTAGTGGCAAAAACACTTGTATCAATTTCGGGTTTGCTCTCTAAAGCCGATAAACGCTGTTTTAAGGCGCTGTCGTCATAGATAGTGTCTTTATCCGTCTTTCGCTCTAAAATTGAAATTTGACCCGAAATTCGTTCAATTTCGCTATGGTCTGCCTTGTTACGTAACTCGGCACGTAAATTGCTGTCGTCATACGTTCCGCCCTGCTCCTTGATTTTGTTGAAAAGCTCGTCAAGTTCATGTTTAGTTACGATGTTTTCAATATCAACAATTCGACCTGTTTTTCGTTCGATTAGAGGCGTTTCGTTTGCTCTATCAATAGCACTAACACGTACATTAAATACAAATGAGTAAACATCCGTTGATTTCTCTACTTTTTCAAAATAGATATATCCCACAACAGGTTCGTCGGTAGTGATTAGTGAGCTATCAAACGGAATCGTAATATTATTGCCCTCGATTGTAGCCTCTACCGTCTTATATCTCTTTGTGTCCTTGAAATAAAACAGGAAAATGACTTTCTGAGCCGTCAACTCGTCCGCCGTGAACTTAAATACAGCGGTTTTCTTGTCGTTGCTGTAAATTTCGCACTCGAGATTTTCAATTCCTCTGCTAGTTGGCGAAATAGTTAAATGCTTTTTAATTACTTTCTCCATACTATCCCCCTTTTTATTTAATCATGACGGGAGCTATAAAACCCCCGTCATATAATTTATTATTGGTTGTTAGGCGTTTCGTAAGTCATAGCTCGTGAACTATCGCTGATACCTTTTGTAGTAGGGTCGTTAACGATACCGACAATCACTAGAACCGCAAAAAGTGCGTTGATAAATACTAATAATTTATCGATTGTTTCTCCTAGCTCGATTTTCACGCCAAACACTGATAAGAATGTTTGTAACAATAGTGCTAATGCAGGCACTAAAGTAAGCCAAAATGTTTTGTTTAAAATACGTACTTTCCAATTAATCATAATAATTTTTACCTCTTTCTTTTTTAGTTTTTTGTAGGTTTGATAGGGAGTTTTATATAAATGTGGTATAAGTCTTTAATTTCGCCGTTTCCTCCCAATTTCACGTAACTATGAAATAAACGACTGATTTCATTCAACCGACTCAAAGTTGTATACCCGAGTTTAATATCTCGAGTCATTTCTTTAAATAGTCGGTATCTTTGCGTTTGACGAATACCGTCCCTGTTTTCTTTTCCAATTTCCATGACGACTGATACATTCTTTTTTACCTCGGTAACATCATCGCTTAAATTGGTTATTTTTTCCGCAATCATTTCTGCATTTTTCTTTGATTGAGTTGTGATTTTAGCAGTTATAACGCTAACTACACCCCCGACGAAAGCAATTAAAACTGCGTCCGATACGATAGGACTCAACGCCCCACCTCCTTTTTTAAATTTTGAATGAGATATTGTCGAAATTTATCCAATTCGGCGTAACATTCGCCCGAGTTCGCACCTCGCCGTTTCCGTAAATAACGAAAATTGCGTCTTTGTAGTCGTTGTTTAACGCTCTTACATAGATTGTGCGCCCTGTCGGACGATAACCGAACGGCAGTACAAACGAAATTACATCGTAAGCATTTGAACCGCTTTGCATGTTCCCTCGTAAATAAACCGTGTCGCCGTCTCGACGATATTGCAAGTTGCCATAACCTGTACTGTGTTGCCAGTTATTTCTAAAACTCGAGACGTCTAAATCTCTCCACTCGTCATCATTATCGGCAACGACTTTCCATTTGTTCCAACCAGTCGGGAATTTATTGGTCCTGAACAGTATCAAGTTGTCTGAAATGATTTCTTGAGCAATCGTTTTGGCGTTATATTCTTCATTGACCGTAACTCTAAGCATTGCGCCTGTTGCTATTGAACGAGGCAAACCACTTACGGTAGGCAACTTGTAAAAACCTGCCGTTTTAATTTCGTCAATGTTGTTTGTCGGCGGTGCTTTAACTAGTCCATTTTCTGCGGTTAATTGGTACGTTTGAATAGGGTTTGATTTGTAATAAATATCCTTTTCAAAGTGTGCCGTATTTTTAAATTTTGCAGGTAGTGAACTTGTAAAGAACTCTTTTTCGCTTTCCTCAGGTAACTCGCCTAAGTGGAAACCGTTTTTAGAGAATACCGCAAGCACTTTCGATGTTCTAAGGTTTGCCAACGCCCACGCTCTGAACCCGAATTTGTCGGTAACAAAAATTCTAAAATCGTATGAATTAGAAAGTTCGTACACGCTCCCTAAATCGATTGTTTTTGTAAATTCAGTTAACATTGATAATTGGTTGTAAACTGCTTTCCATTGCGTCGTGCCTTTTCTAGCGTATTCAACAATTATTCTATACTCGTTTATATTTCGCCCACCGACCATAACGCTTGATACTTTCAATCCTGTTTGTGCTTTAACATTCTTGTTAGTACCGTTTCCATCTCTCAACGGCAGAAATACATTTATACGAGGTTGTTCGTATTCGTGAACTTTTACAATTTTAGTCGTTTTTGCCGTTCTTCCTCGGCTGTCCGTAACCTCGCCGACGATTTCAACCTCGCCTGCTGTCTGTGGATAAAAGTCGCCACTATTAGTATACATGATTTGATTTCCAAATTTAATTTTGTAACTCGTGATTGTTGAGCCTCTTACCCCCTGCGCACCGTCTAAAGTTATTCTTACATTCGATGTATTGAATAAAAACTCATTCGCTGGCAGTACCTCGGCTGTTTTTCCTCTTATATCAACCGCTGTTATATTGCCAACGATTGGAACGATATTTTCAGGTACTTTGATTTTATTGCCAAAACTGTATGCGTCATCGCCAATCTTAACGCCCTCATGAGTGAATGTGCGTACACATATATCGAGCGTTCCTGTATCGCTTGCTGTTATTCTTTCCGCAAGTTCAATAGGAGGCACAAAATCTTTCGCATAGGCTACATTCGTACCTACCTCAAACCATTCAGAATTATTCACACGACACCACACGGTATGTTTAAACGTTTCAATTTTGCGGTCGATTTCAACCGATACGGGTTGCCCTAGTTCAGTTACCGTTACCCTTTTCACTTGACTTTCTCGGTCAATTTTCGTCAATGTAACCGTTCCGCTTACCCAACCAATATCGCCAAAACCTGCCACATCGGTTAGTCTAAACCATACCGTGAATGATTTTTCGCCGTTTTTATCGTGTTGAATGACTTTTCGACCTTTGCCGAACGAAACCCAATCTTGATTGCGTAAGTCATAGATTACGTTTTTATTTAAAATAACCTCATCATCGAATGAAACGCTTGCTACACTTGTATTGTAGTAGTTGTATGCGTATGTTGTGAAACGTTCTAACCATAACTCCCACTCAACCGTGCTAGTGTTGTTTATTTTGTCGATTTCGACCTCTTTAACCCTCAACACTAGCTGTACATAGTTATTATAAAGCGCCTTTTTAAAATCTTGTTGTATCATTCTCTAACCTCTCAATAGTCCTTGAGCGCTTGAACCTGCATAAGATACGATTGTAAACTCATCTCCTAAACGCTCGAAAGTATGATTGCCGATATTGATTGATTGCCAAAACGCCCCTGAAACGATGAACATTCTTTGACCGCTCATGTAAGCTGTTAACTGTCCGCCGTCCATGAACTCTATGCGGTCGTTTTTTAGCACCATTTTCGTGTTTGCGTCTTTCTTACCGACTACCAAACCATCGTTTGAAAAATCGAAAAATGTTCCTAGAGTACTGATTACTGCGCTTGATTGTTCCAACGTCAACTCAAACGCTTTTTGTCGTTGCCCTAGCTCTTTGATGACTTGTTCCTGTTCCATGAGTTGTTTGTAAGCTGTTTCAATATCCGTGAATCGTCCTGTTAAGTCTCGAGTGTTTTTCTCGTTATATTTTAAAGTTTCGATTTCTTTAATAACCGCCGTGAATCTGTCTGCAAGTTCTTTATTGTATTGCTCCCAATTTTCTTTGAATTTATCGATTTTAGCTGTATTGTCAGAAACAACATCAACCCATTTTCCATCAACATAAACCTTTAGAACCTCTTTGCCTGAACTTGTATCAGTCCAAAAGTCGCCCGATTGTGCGTTTGTTGGTGCTGTATTGCCTTTGTATTTGTTGATTGTTAAATCTTTCAAAACAATACTATCAGTGATTTCGAGTTCGCCGTTTTTATAAAAATCACAAAAGAACTCAGACTCGATGTTTATATCCGCTTTTGTGATTTCTAGCCTGTTTGCTGTTCTTTCAACGTCGTTCCATTCTTTGTCTTTTTCTGCGTCCGACTTTTTAAAGCTAACCCGACGCCATTTGAACGTGTATTCACTTGTTACATCGATTTCAAACCGTGTCGCCTTTGCGAGTAGTGTTGTGCGAGCCTCTTCATCGTTGCTGAATACCGTGCCACGCTCTGAATGAATACGAGCTACAACAGGGACCCTTGATAAATCTAACGGTGTTTTATTTAAAAACTTTTCAATTACTTTCAATCGTTCATCGACTGTTGTTTCTTTGTATTCAACGTTTGATATTACGACCATACCGTCGCCGAAAATACCTTTTGACAACGAACACTCAATCTCTTTTACCCGTGCTTTCAATTTCAATGCAGGTTTAAATGTGTAGTCCACGATTAGAACCGTATCGCCTTTGTGAACCTCCTCGGGTAAATCACTAAACTCGACCTCGTATTCGACCTCAGGATAAGCACGTTTTTTCAGTTGTAACAACGTTTCATCAAAAAGCGCCTTTTGAGAGTGCGCCTCGCTTTCGTAAGTATCAACTACATAACCGCCGTCATTGTTAATATCTGCATGACGGCTCCAACGTGCGCCCTCTTGCAAGTCGTGCAATGTATCGCCACCGACCCAATAACGACCGTCGTTGTATTTATACCCCTCTAGCGTTAAACCGTCTGCACCGTGTGCCCTTAATGCTGTTGCTAATTTTTGAATGCTTGAACGCTTTTTAATATTCGAGATTTCTCGACCGTATTCAAGGCGAGCCTCTTTATCCTGCCCGATTTGATTTTTGAAACGAATAACCTTGCGACTCGGAACACCGTTTAACTCTTCAATATCAAATTCAATTTCATATCCAAAAGCGTGTGCAACCTGTCTAATACGTTTTGTTGCTGTTTCAAAACCCTCGTATTTTAGTTTGCGTGTCTTTTCATTTCCGACCGCTGTTAAATCAACCTCCCAACCACTATCGAGCATGAATTTATCAAGATAGTATTTGATTGGATAACCTTTGTCGGCGTCTATCGGCCACACGCTTTCGCCTACTAAGTCCAACCCTGCGTCAACCGCTGTTACATGGAGCGTGTTGTGGTCTTCCTCGGTGTCTAATATCTCAAACCATAGTTTTCTATTATCGTGTGTTAAAACCCGAATATAAGCGCCTATCGTGATATTTTCGACTGCCTCTGTTGACTTATCAACCGAGAATGTATAAGTCGCAACTCCCGTTTCTAAGTCATCATGGAATTTGTCATCGTAAGCAATTAGATTAGTATAACTCTCATTGAAACTAATCTGCGTTAAAATTTGAAATGTGCGTCTGCTATATACCGTTATCATACGTATTCCCCTCTTAACTTTCCTGTAACTACTTGATTGAGTGCGTCGGGGAATGTTAACCCGATTTGCGTTTCTGTTGACGGCGCAAGCGTGAACCCTCTGCCCTCACTAATATACACAATCTTTCCGTCGATAGTTGCTCGATTTTCGTGCCCGTTATAAACGAACCTCTGACCTGCTTTGATAATAGGCACTGTTCTGCTACCGTAACCGAATTGAATTAAATCGCCGTCGGGGTGCGTGAACCCGAAAATTTTGTAATCTTGATTGGCTGTAAATTCGATAATTGGAAAAGCTCGTGCCGTTCCTTGATTGTTGAAAACTAATTTATTTCCGTTTCTTGTTGCTTGCGTTTCTGCCGTTGCGATAGCGAATGGATAAGGAGCAACGAGGCTAATTGTCCCCGTTGCAAACTTTCCATTTTGTTTATCGAACGTTGTGTCCCCGTCTAGCACGCAATTATAGAAACGGTCGGGAAAATCGCCGAAAACCACTTTTAAAACTTGATTTTTAGTTAATGCACGTTTAACAAACTCCCATTTCTCATCGATTTCGCCATAACACGAAAAATCGATTGTGATTGGTCGTTGTGCATATCTTGAGTTAATCAATCGAGAACCGTTGATACCTGAATACTGTTTAAAAGTATTCTCGACTGGCGCTATACCACCTCGGTTTACGTTTGTGATTTTCAATAATTCTCCAATCTCGAACCCGTCTATTTTGATACTAAACAATTATCATCGCTCCCCTCTCTTATATCTTTCTAATCTTTCAACCCGTTTATTTTCGCCTCGGACAATCGGCGCAATCACTTTTGCGACCTCACGTTCCGCAATGTTTACTGGCACCTCTACTGTATAACCGCCGTGTGCAAGTTCCATTTGTAGTAAATGATTACTTGAAAAACCGTTCACGCCAAACTCGTACGCCCTGCGACCTGCGTTTAACATGTTATCGGCAGAAAAATCGAAACCTGCAATGCGCTGTTTCATACGTTGTAAAGGTTTATCAACAACGCCCTCATTACGTTCCATACCAACGGCAATCCCTGCAGGAATCCAACGCCCTACCTCGTCCCTCATTACACGAGAAGGAGAATTAATATCTAAGGCGCTTTTAATTCTTGAACGAATGTTGCTTGCGATTGCGTCCGCTGTTGCATATACATCGCCTGCACCACTTGTTAAACCGCTCGAGAGTCCGCTCATTGCGTATTGACCGCTCGAAACCATACTGCCGTAAATATCACGAATTTTGTCAGGAATTTCATTCGCTTTTGTTTGCACGATTGATTTTGTTTCTTCCATTCCTGTATCGACTTTACCTTTTACGCCGTCCATAGCAGTGCCGACCTCGCCTGCACCGCCGTCAATACCGCCTGATAAGTCAGTTGTAATCTTTGTACCTGCCTCAGTCATTGAGTCTCCTAGCGCTGTTTCAAACGCCGTTTTCGTACCCTCGGCAACCGTACTTACAGCCTCGGCAGGTTCGTTTGCGCTTTCTGTGATACTTCCTGAAATGTCAGTCGTTATCTTTTTACCGATACTGCCAAAATCTGCCGACTCTACTGCCGATGATAGTGTCGATTTGCTTGCTGTAATCATTCCCTCAATCTGAGGCGCCAATTCGCCCTCAGGAATGTTTAGAGATTTCAATAGCGATTGTTTAGCTGTATCCCCTGCGTTTTGGTAAGCCGTATTCAATCCTTGCAATTCTGCGTCGGTTGAGCTTGCTAACGCTTGAATTTGTTGAGCGCTCTCGGGTCCCGCTTGTCGTAATTTTTCGATAAGCCCCTCGTCCACGCCTCGTTGCATTAAGATTTGAATATTATCGCCCATGACTCTAACCGCCTCTGTATTGGCTTGCATGTTTGCGATAACATCCTGAGTTGAGATAACCGCTTTTTGTTGAATACGGTCAAACATACCTGAGGCGCTGTCTCTGAGCTCGTTAAATTTCGAGTTCATTTGGTCGACCGCTTGTTGTTGATTTTGAGTTAACGATTGGTATGTGATGACCTGTTGGTCTGCACCGTTTGCAACGGCTGTTGCGATTTCTTGACTAGCGCTCGTCATTTCTTGCTTTAAACTTTCCTGAGCCTGTTCTAACTCAGGCATTTTTGCAGAAAGTTTGTCGTATTCATCGCCTAGCGGTTTGATGAGATTGAACGCCTCTTGCCACGATAGATTTTCATCGTTTTTAATCTGCGTCATTTTCTCTGACAATTCGACCAATCTCGCTTGCGCTTTTCCTGTCGTGTCATAGGACTCTTGCAACGCCTTTTCTAAGTCGATAAGTTTTTGATTTCCTGCGCCTGCGTTAATACGTTGCAAGATTTGGTCTTTATTCATGCTCAACGCTTTTGTGTTTTTATCGAATTTCAGGTTTAAACCATCAACATTACCGTTTAATGTTTCGATGTGTTTTTTGAGCAGGACTGTTTCCGCCGATGTTCGATTTTCTTTATTCGCAAGGGCGAAAATCTCGTCCGCAAGTTTTCTGTTTCCGTCCGCACTAGCTTTTGAAACCTCAGTCAGTTCTTTTTGCTTGTCGATAGCGTCGTCAATGCTCGTAATCATTGCGTCGGTTGCTTTTGCCGAGCCTTCCAACCCTGCCTTGTAGTTCTTACTTGCCTCGCTTTCACGGTTTAACCACGTATACAATGCAGTTAAACCACCAACAACCGCTGTTATTGCAAGCAACCAACCATTTGTCGAATTGATAACAGTGCTGATTGTTCCGATTAAACCACTAATTGCCGTGCCAAGTGCAGGAATTACGCCTCCCGCTGCAACGATTTTAGCTGTAAGTGTTAAAATGATACCATTCAAGTTTACTGCTGTAAACCCGAATTTGCCTAGAACGTCAACAACAAAGTTGATAGTTTTAAACGTTGCAAACGACGCTACAAGTCCTGCAAAAGCAGGCGTTAACGGTTGAACGAACCTAAGAACATCGCCAAACACACGCCCAACCTCTTTGAACACGGGAATACTACCTCGAATAATACCGTTCATAGTATTAAAACTACCGTTGATGAGATTTTTAAGGCTGTCGATGTGTTGGTCTATCTGTTTGCCTGTTACCGCTTTTGAAAAGTCGTCAAAAGCCTGTATCATGCTTGCTAAACCTTTAACACTAGAGTTTGCTAAGTTCTTCATTGATGTTCCAATACCTCGAGAACTTTCCCTCGCTAATTCTTCAAAACCGCCTACACCCTTATTGAGTTCAATCAGTTTTTTCCCGAATTGGTCGAAAGTTATTTTGCCCTCTTTCAAGGCGTTGTAAAATTGAGTTTTGGCACTCTTACCAGTGAACCCGAACGCCTCGGCAGTTTTTGTTAACGCAATTGGCATTGTTTCTTGTAACGTTTTCCATGATTGCATGTCGGGCTTTCCACTAGATAACATTTGTTGAAATTGAACTAAACCTCTGCTTGCGTCTTCCGCACTTGCACCACTCGCAAGAAAAGCATTGTTTAAAGCGATTGTCAGTTTAGTTGCAAACTTAATGTCTTTTGTAATTGTGGTAAACTGTTTTGCTGTTGATACTACCTCATCGAGTCGGGTCGGTAACCCGTCGATACCGTCTGATAGTTGTTTTGTACTTTTCGCAACCTCTTCCGTACTGTAACCCATGAGTTTTAACACACGAGGATAACTGTTTAATGTGTCAAAACGTTTTATAGCGCCGTCTAATGAATTAGAGAGTACGCTCATTGCCTTTTCTGCAATTCTTACTGCACTGAAAGCTAAGAAAAAGTCTTTTACTCTACTTTTGCCTCTATCCGCCTCATCGCCTGTTTTTCTGAATTTCTCGGGTAGTTCGTTATTGTCAGGAACTTTCTTTCCTGCCTCATCATTGAACCCTTTAACCTTTGTTTTTGCGTTATCCGCCTCTTTGCCAGTATCGGTTAAATCTTTTTTGACGCTTTCAAGCGCACCCGATTTTGCAGGCTGTTTTACCTCGTCTTTGAGTTCTTTGACTTTAGTTTTTGTATTGGCGATTTTTTCCTCGGCTTCTTTCAAGTCCTTTTTAAGCCCTGCAAACCCGTCGCTATTCGTTTTCTTTGCAATTTCTGCCTTTAACTCTTTAATTTTCTTGTTGATTTTATCAACGTCCAAGCCGTCAACGACGACTTGTATTTCGAGTTTTGCGTCTGCCAATCATTTTGCCTCCTTTCATTTTAGTTTGTATATCTCTTTCAATTTATTCATTTGTCGCTTGTATTCTTTGCTATCGTGCTTTTGAGGTTTCCACGCTCGAATGTTTCTGACCTGATATAACAAGGTATTTTCAGGAACGCCCTCTATAAGCGCCATAAACTCATACCAGTGCAATTTACCGAACTCGTTATATAGATTGATACCGTATGTTTGTAAAAGGGCGCTATAAATCAACGAGGCGTCCTGTTCAAAATCTAGCGTGATTTCTGTTTCCTGTTCCGCCTTTGATTTCTTCATCGGGTTTCCTAGTAAGTCATATTCGACCGTTTCCTCTTCATCGACTTTGTGTATCACGTTATATAACACGTGTTCAAGAACGTTTGTTCGCTCTTCTTCCTCGCACTCAATCTCTAAAGCCTCTAACATGAGTTCGATTTTGCTATCAACCTCAATGAGCGGTTCTTGTTGTATCTCCCTCATAACTAGCACCCTATCGAACGATAGATTGATACTATACTCTTTTCCGTTGTATTCAAACGAATTTGGCAGGCGTTCGTTTAATTTCATAACCCTGCCCCCTTGTTATTGATTTTTTTCTTCAAGTTTTTTCTTGAATTCTTGCACCTTATCCGCACTCGCTTTTTTGCGTTCTTTTTCAATCTCTTCTAACTTTAGCTCGATACATGCTTGAACTTTTATCCAAGCGTCTGCCAAGGCTTGAACATCGGGAAAATCGCTGTATAATTTATCGAACGTACCCTCGCCGAATGTTAAATCATAATTTAATTTAGTTGTTTCTTTCGTAAGTTCCAACGCCCCTGAAAAGCGTTCTAAGTCAATATCCTTGCTTTCGTCAAGTAAAGACTTATCAACGATTTCCTTTTGAATTTCTAAAAGGCGTTTTCTAGTCTTTTCTTCAATTCTTACATAGTCCTCAATGCTTTCTGCTCGTAAGTCAAACCATAACTCATGACCGCCAACATTGATTGGAAAGCCTGATTTTTTTAATTCAATTTCAATACTCATGTTTTACCTCTTTTCTGTTTTTAATATCAAAAAAGAGGGGCGCTTGCCCCTCTTAAGATACTAGCCTTTTACGTGTGGGGTTTCTTTAGCAATCTTGTTGAATGTAATTGTGCATTCGAACGTTTCGTCGTCGCCTGCGTCCCCTCCACCGCTTTTAATATCTGATAATGTGGCAACCTCTACTACCTCAGTTTTTTCTACTGAGTCAACGATTTTGTGCCATACTTTACGATTGTCGCCAGTTTTACGTTTTTTAGAGGCAATTAAGTTTTGTGCCTCGTCATCGTAATCTCGTAAGCCTTCCACTTTCCATGACTCAGAAATACCAACGACTTTCTTTTCTTTCGTGCCGTCGCCGTCATAGAACGCTTTGTCGTCTGTTTCCTCGTCTGTATCGTCTGTAATTGACGAAATGTTTTTCGCTAGGCGTTTGAATTGTTCTTTGGCAGGCGCCTCAGTATGTTCTTTTGCCCAATCTGCGATGTAGTGCTTACGCAACGCATTTTTCATAGTTTGTGACAATATGTTATCCCCCTTTAATCTGTTAATACATCCACAATAAATGTGAAACGATAATAAATAAAATTATCCTGTTGAGCGTCCATGAAATAAGGGTCGCTACTTACTTTGATTTTCTTAAACTTAAACGAACCGTCTTTGCTTTCTAGCGTTTCAAGTTCCTCTAGCTTGCGACTAATCAATGCAAGTGCATTGTAACCTTTATCTCGGTCATTCAACTTGATTTTAAGTTGTAACTCGAAATTGAGTTCCTTTTCTTTTGTACCGTCCATAAACTCTCGGACCGTCCGCCCTCCAACGAGCGAATATAACGAGAATGAATTTTCAGTACTGTTGTATTCGTTATATAAATCAATACCAGTTTCTAAACCGTCAATATAATCTGCCAATCTTTCTTGTAAGTCCATTAGTTAAAACCCATTCCCTTTCCGAGCGCCCTCTTCCAACTATCAATGTGATTTGCTTTTGCGACTTTATCCCAACGAGCGCCCGTTCCTGCTGTTGTAAAGCTCACATTTTCCTCGTAAAATCGACGTCTAGCGTAAGGCGTTTGCCAGTAGATAGAACCGCCGTTATTACCGATGTGTGCCGAGCCTCTTAATGTTCCTTTTCTCATTGGCACGTATGGTGTCATGTCGGGTAACATTTGACTTGCTAAAGCTTGACGCCCTCTAGTGATATTCGCTTTGCTAAATTTCCGCTCTATCGTTGCTGTATTTATCTTAATATCAACTTTCAATCAATTCAACCTCATACGAAAATACATTATCACTGTAAGGCTCGGTACAATCTACTACTTTATGAATTTTATACGTTTTACCTGCGTGTACAATGATTGATTTCTCCAAAAGTCTCTTGAATGGTGTTGTTAAGGTACGATACATGAATAGAACTGCACTGATTGTAGTTGTTTCTGAGTTGTTCGTTTGGTTGTAAGTTCTTGTAATGTCTACTCTTACATGTTCGAGTGTTTCTGCGTCCTTATATGTCGGTTTGTGGTTACGGTCTTGACCTTTATATTCTGAATACTTAACTTGATGGATTAGAGTCGGTTTAATTAAACGATATAAGCTGTTAATGTTCCTCACTACTCAGCACCCCTATATAGCAAGCCTGTTGCCGAGAGAGTATCAATAAAACCGATTGAGGCGATTGATTTCGTTGCGCCTTTAACTGCGTTGCTGTACTTACTTGCATTACTAATCGTTGTGCGTCCAATTGTCAGAGATTGAGGCACATCGTTTATTTCCTCTAAGTAGTTTACGTTGTTGCGAATTAAAAAGCGAACTTGCTCTCTCACTGCGTCCTTTACGCAATCTTTAACGAAAGGATTTTCAGTTTCAAAATTCTTTTGCGCATAGTGTCGTCTAGTGTAAATATCAACTAGCTTTTCAGATTGTTCGACCGCTGTTTTGAGTTCTTGAAACGTTACGCCCGTTTCCGATTGTAACGCTTCAAACTCGTCAGTTGTTAAAAATTTCATGACTTATAGCCTCCTTTGTTAAGAGGTTATAAAGTATATGAAACCTCTTCAACCTCTTTTGTGATTTCTTCTTTAGGTTCAATAGGGTTGCCTAGTTCGTCAACCTCTTCAAAACCCTCGTTTTTTAGCGCTGAGATAAATGTTTCCTCGGTAACACTATGAATTACGTTATCCTTTTTTAAAAACATTCTTATCCTCCTTTATTGATTAGGCTGTTTTGTGAACGTAAATAGCACCTTTCTTGTTGTTTAACACGAAAGCGTCATAACGAATGCGCCCTTCAACTAAGAAACCGCTAATTCCTGGTGCGTCCTCATGCACTTTGTAAGTCTCTAACTTAACTGGTGCTACTGTTGCCGATGGATGTGTGATAAAGAAAGCAACGTTTTCAGGAATTTCAGATTTCGCCAACACGATTACAGGCAATCCGTCAATCGTACCAACTTGACCGTTTAATAAAATTTGTTGTCCTAAATCAGACGCTTTGATGAATGAGTCATCTTGCTTGATTACTTTGAAAAACTCACTTGATACATATAACACACGACCTACTCGTGGTGCTTTTGAATTGTGTAATGCCATTTGACCCTCTAAAACTGAGCTGTATGCATTTGTTTTTGTGATTGCGCCTGTTGCAACGTGGTCTGTTTCTGCCCCTGCAACGATTTTACCATAACGGTATAAATCAACCTCAGGAATTACACGTTCACGAATTTGACGAGCAAGCGCCTCACCTACTGCCATTTGACCGTCATTGTCATCGATTGACTTGCGGTCGATAACGAATGTGAAAGCACGGTCTTTTTCGACTGTTAATTCTTGTACTTCATTTTCTAAGTCTTTAGGTGTTCCATAACGTGATGTGCCTGATAATGTGTAATCGTTTAAAGCAACAGTGTTTACGCTCATTACTTTAACAGTTTTTGCGCCTACGAATTCATAGTCGTTGTTAACTGCGGGAGTTGATAAAGCCTCGTTATAAAAACGCTCATCAACTTTTTTAGCAAATTTATCTGTATAGTTAATTGCCATGTTTATTTATTCCTCATTTCTGTTTTTAGATTTTGTCAAAACCTCTCATCAATGCACTATCATCGCTCAATGGTTCGTTGTTAGGATTGCCCCCTGCGAATTTTGGCGTTTCGGGTTGTTTAGGTTCGGTACCGTTAAATAAATAACCTGCGCTTTCTTTCAACGCCTCAATTTGCTCATTCAATCCCTCAAACTCGCCTTTGTCGTTTTTCTTGATAGTTTCAAAGTCCAAGAGTGCTTTAACCGCTTTTAAGTTTTTGGCTTGCGATTGAGTAAGGTTTAAATCGATAAAACTGTTCAAGGCGTCTTTTTCTCTTTGAGTAGTCAACTCTTGAATTGTTTTCTCATATTCTGTTAATTTGTTTTGAATGTCGTCCGCTGTATTGCTCTTTGTTTTTAAATCTTCAATGAGCGTGTTTGCGTTCTTTAAATCTTCCTCTAATTGCTTTGCCTTTGATTTGGCTTTCTGATAGCGCTCGTCAAGTTTTTCCTCGTTTGCGATATATAGTTTGTTTTCACTCATACCGCCCACAATAGCCTCGATTTGTGCCTCTTCTAAGCCTTGAGCTTTCAAGTATTCTTTGAAAGTCATTGTTTTTCCTCCTTTTACGCTTTTTACGGGGTTGCGTCCCTAAAGTAGTTTATACAGTTCTTTTACGCCTACTGTATGAAAGGCAGTGTATTTTTATGGTCGAGGTACTAACCTCTCCTTATTATAATCTCGTACAAGGTTATGTTTGTCAACGAATTCACGCATTGTTTTTTGCTGTTTCTTCAACAATTTTTCATACCTTTTTACATTTTCACTTTCTAGTGATTTTGCGATTTCGATTTTGCCTTTTGTCTTTCTAATACGGCGTGCCAGTGCGTTTTGATATTGTGCAATAGCCTCATTACGTTGCGCTTCCTCGGGTTCGTATTGAGGTTGATTGTTTTCGTTTATCTCAGGGTCAAAAGGAAACCATTGATGACGACAGTTAATTCCACGGTGTCCGCCTGCCGTACCATATCCAAACTCGTATGCACTAGGATAACCGCTGTCGGCTTGTCCGATAGGGCGTATATCAATTACTTTGCCCTGACAATACGAGCAAGCCTCACGAGAACGGGGGTGCGATGATACTAGAACGGTATATAGCTCTTCTTGCTCCATTCTAGCAGTGCGCACCTCATTATACGTGTTTTGCATTGCCGTTCTTGTAACCGCCTCTGCATAGCGCTCTATACTCCAATTTCGCCCTGTTTTATCCCAAAACTCAGACGGCAAACCTTTTTCAAAAACCTCCATTACTGCTTTTTCGATAGCGTTCTCGAGTGTCATGTTCCCTGTTACAACTCCACGGCTCGCCCTATTCAAAATATCATCATAAGCCTTTCTAATTGAATTGCTTGCAATATTCCTATCTAGTAGAGTTTTATCAATCTTTTCGTGAAAGTCTTTCAACGCCTCATCCCTGATTGACTCAACCGTTCGATGTGCTAGTTCATAATCAGGTTTGCTAAAATACCGAGCGTTATCTCTTTCGACGTCGTTGCTCGCCTCTAGTATCTCTCTAGTTAATAGCGTTCTAGTATCTTTCATTCTCGCCTCAACCTGTTCAGTGATTTCATGAATAGTTGAGTACTTTCTGATTTCTGATTGTACACGCCAGTCAGTGAAAGTCATTTCATCGTCAGGCTTTAAGTTTTTCGCTAGTTCTTTCATGACCGCTACTGTAATATCATTATATTCGTTTCTGAGGGTTGCTGTGCGTTTTTCTAGCTTGTCTAGTATTGTCATTCAATCGCCCCGTATTCGTCCTCTATTGCACGTTTTTCGGCAAATTCTGCACTGCCTTGATATTCTTCTTCCGCAATAGCTTGAACCATCGCCTCGGCTTGTTCGTCAGTTAGGTTAAATAGACGCTTGATTGCCTCTTTACGACTCATGAGTTTGTTGAGTGTTGCTTTTGATAAGAACTCTAACTCTGAATTTTTATCATTGAAAACCCCATCGTCAAAATCTACTGAAATATCATCCTTGCTCGGTACTGTTCCTGAATATAAACCACTTGCAATTGATAGTTCAAATACTGAAACGACTAATTCCTTAATGAACTCTTCAACCTCTGATACATGACTATTACGGGTGCGGTAAGTATCTGATTTTTCACTGACAACCTCGGTTGCTGTTTTCATGCTCTTGCCGTCAAAGGTAAATGTACCGCTCGCCAATCCTGTTTGCATTTCAAGTGTTGAAATAAATTTGTTGATTGCCTCGATATATTGGCTAGTTCTTAAATCACTTGTAATATCCTGCTTCGTCATGTCGTCCATTCCCGACGGTAAACCGACAAATACATCGGTCTCATCATCAAAGTATGTAACGAATGTTCCGTCTGATTTCTGTCTGCCTTTTAAGAAATGGTCTGATACAATGAAACGGCGTTTGCCTTGTCTGATTTCCCAACGAAAAGCGTCGTAAGTTTCATCGATTTGTCTGAGTGTTGGTTTTGCATTATCAAAGACTGATAACCCTAGAGGCGAACGTGGATTGATATTATTAAAACCGTAAGGCTTCACATAAGCAAATAATGGACGGGTTAAACCTTTCAATGTGATAACCTCTTTCAACTCGCTATAAGGCTCATAATCGGTCAATGGAATACGTTTCCCAATCTGTTCCTTTTTCTCGGACCAATACAACTCATGAGTGATTGTGTAGTCGCCGTTCTTTTGCCATTCATGAAACTCTAATAACGTATAGTAGTGCGTTTTCTTACCTACGTTCTCAGTTGATACGCTTGAAATAACACACTCGCTTACGTTGTTTGTGTTTGATTGTAACGGTATGAATGTGTCTGCTAAACACCAACTAAACTCAATCTTGTTACCGTCAACGTATGGACGAATAGCAAGCCCCCCCGTTGCGAACATTACCTCTAAATATTTTGAAAAGTTCTTTTTGAAACGGTTATCCTCAAACACGTTTTGAATAAATTCGTCCGCTTTGTTTCCGTTGCCGTCTACATGAATTTTACATTCTTCATTAAACACTACACTTGCAATATACTTTGATACTACTTTCGCCATGTTCAATGATACGAACGGACGCTTTGCACGTTGACCGTTGCTGTTTAGATATTCAATCGGTTTGTGAACACCTTTATACACTTTGAAATTTTCCTGAATACGTTCTAGTTCGTTTCCGTCTATTGCCACTCGTGGGTGGTCTGTAATTGTGTTGAGCGTTTGCCCGAATGCGATGTCTTTCAAATAACCGCCTCCCTTTTTAAAATAGTGTACTAATCTTGTTAACCACTGCATGAATGCACCTCCTTAATATGCCAATCTTAAATCTCGTAAGTTATCCATGACGAAATATTGAAAGGCGTCGCAAGTGTGGTCGTTATCTTTGACAACCTGAGGGTCGTCGTTTTGTATGCTCTTCTCCTCCCAAGCGTACTGCTTATGTTCTTCAATGAAATACTTGTTGTTGTTTTCCGTATCGAGATAATAGAAACGCCCCTGCGCCAGTAAAGATTGCACGTATTCAGTCATAACAACCTTTTTCTTTTTTGCCACGGGGTGTAGTTGGATGTTGTAATCTTCAAAGTACTGATTACGAATAGCACCCTCGGCACTATCAACCGTTCGATTTCTAATCTCAATTCTGCGCTTGAACTCTTTTAACATTTCCTGCTCAAACTCGTATAGCTCTTTGGTTAATTGGCTTGGCGCTTTCTTCCTTACTTTGCCCTTTGGCGAATAGTAGTAAGTATCTATCAAATACACTCGAGGCAGTTCCTCCCCTAGCTTATGAGTTAATACAAAACATAGACTAGCGGTTGCGCTTTGTTGGTGTCCCGTATCGGTAGCAAAGTAGATATAAAGAACCCTCTCATCATCGGGTATTGCCTTAACCTTTTTCATCAATTCAATGTTATATACGTTTGTTCCAAGTCCGACGGGTTCGCCTAAATACAGATAACGATAATAATCAAAGTCGTTCTGCTTGATACGTTCAATCTCATCGAACATTTGTTCTGTTACAAACCCGAGCACATCATCAAGATAGCTACTAGCATGTACGAGATAATGTGGGTTGCTTTTCAGGTTGTCAGTCCATTCATTTATCCATGAGTACGGGTTGCGAGGTGGGTTGTAACTCCAAAAGAATTGCACTTGTTTATAATCAGAATGCTTTTGCCTCATGAAAGTTACATTTGTTTGGTCGAACTCTTCCGAGTCTTTGAACTCGCTCGCTTCTTCATACCATACAGCGATAATCTGCCCAACGTCATTTGATTTCAATTTCTGAAAATCGTCTTGACCGTAAAAGTGAAAAGCGCTCTTTGTCTTTTTATGAATGATTTTATACGGCGACTTTCGGTAATCGAATTTCTTTCCCATCCCGAACTTGTTAATCGCCCAAATAATTTTGTTATATACAGAGTCGGCAATGGTATTCGCTACTTTACGAATAACGACGATTTCAACCCGTTTCCCTTGTTGGATAGCCTGTATCATTTTAAACACTAACAAAAGCGATACAACGGACGATTTGAACGAATTTCGCCCTCCTTTGAGTATGTTGTAAGGTTTATCGCTAGTCCACACCTCATAAAAAGCAGGATTGATATTCTTACTCTCTTGGAATGTCGGCAATGATGATGATTTCTTCATCGCTCGCACCTCCCAACTCTTCCGCTTGCTTGTTCTTCAATTTGAGTGCCTTGATACGTTCTTTTTGCTCTGCGATGTCGTGTTTGTCTTTATCTACCGTTGATAACTTGATAACATTCTCGACCGCTCGTTGATTGCCTTTCACTGCTTGTTGGAAGGTGGCAAAGGCGAGCAACATTTCGTTTGTAGCGTCCACGCCTAAAGCCTCGAGCTGTTCTCTTGATTTCTCGCTAGCTACATCAAGCGCTAAGAGTGTTTGCATTGCTTTTTTTAAGTCCGCTCTCTTCTTTTTTGCCTTTGCGCTCGCTATACCTCCACGGCGTCCGTACTCTCGAGCTTGTTCCGAGGTCGGCACTCTGAGATTTTTTGAGCCGTTACTCAACCAATCACCTCCTTTTTTAAGTCTTTTTGAACCTTTCGTCTAGTATCATCGGGGCACAATTATTCCATTTTATGCGATGATGTATTCTTCTATGCCCCGTGCCCATCATGGATATTTTAACACACGATGGAGCAGATAAAACACTATACATGCTTTTCAGATATGTTCCGCCGTCTAAGTATACATCACTCATACCGCTTTTTGCTTTTTGTGTTGTTTCCTGCGTTAATGATACTCTGTTCATCGTTAATATCAATTCGCCACGAGCACCGAGTGTAGTGTACGTGTTCACGTCTTCATTTATCCTGCCTACAAACTTAAACGGCTTTTCAACATCGCAAAAAATGAGTTCATACCCTTTCTGCGAAATGTCTTTTTAACCATATCACTATTTAAACCGCCTACAAAGCCCCCCTTGTGCGAAACAGATTGTTTTCACGTTTGGTATTTTGAGAAACTCTATCATAGACTTACAAGCCTCGTCTAAATCTGAACCAGTCAATTTACGAACTTTCAATCGTCCGTCTTTTAAGTATCTGTTTTCAAAGGCTTTGTAATCGTCATCGCATTCCATGAAATATCTTACTCCAACCTCTTTTGCCAATCTAAAGCAAGCGTTTCGTGCATAGACGATTGTTTTTCTGTTGTCTACTGTATCGTATGTATCAAATGTTTCACTTTCTGCTTTTTTATCAAACATCAACACATTATCGCCGTATCTTTTGTAATACTCGTCCGCTGTTCCATCCTCGTTATCGATAACGATGTACCATTTTCCTGAATATCCTGCCTCTTCTAGCGCTTTGATTGTTTTTACATTGTCGGGTCTACCGTGCGAAAGAATGAGAATACAAAAATCATTCATCATTTTGTGTCATCCTTTCTAATTCTTGAGTTAATTTTACCGCTCCTAATTCTATCGCTTTTTCAAAATCTACAATTACGAGTAAATTATCCTCAAACAGTTCTTGCACCTCTTTTGGTGCGTGTGCATAGTACTCGGCTATATTTCTGTAATCAAATACAACATGACGGCTACTTGCTAATTGTAAGAAAGTTTTTATTTCATCGGGTAGTGGAGTTGAGTTTATACGACTTAATAATTCAGTTTGCTTTGTATCGTCGTATAACGAACGAATATCGGGTTGTTCGTCTTGGGTGGGTTCATATATCAAACCGCTTATTTTATCGCTGTACATTTGTTCCTCGGGCTCTTCTCGTTCTTCTTCTAGTATTTCATCAAACCCAAAATCGCTCATATCAATATCGATAATGTTATCCAACTCTAATTGTAATAAATCTAAATCAAAATCAGTGTTCATTGTCAATTTGTTATGCGCTAAAATGTACGCCTTTTTCTGCTCATCGTTTAAATGAGATAATCGAATACAATCTACCTCGGTTTCGCCTAGTTCTTGCAAGGCGTATAATCTACCGTGCCCCTCAATGATTGTATTGTTTTCATCAATCGCAATCGGGTCGTTAAAACCAAACTCTTTAATACTAGCGATAATCTGTTCAATCTGCCATTGTGGGTGCTCTTTAGCGTTGTATTTATATTCTAGCAATTCGCTAATTTTTACCTTTTCAATCTCCATTCTTTTCCCCCTTAAAATAAAAAAGAGACGCTATTGCGCCTCGATATGTATGCACCTCAAACCGAAACAAGTGCTAAGTTAGTTTTTGTATCACTGCGCATCGTGATAACGGTATATGTATTAAATTTTAAAAAAACCTCAGTGGTATGCTCCACCACTGAGGAAAATACTGTTAGGAGTGCCTCAACGAAAATGACTAAACCAGTTGAAACTAAGCCTCGGGACAAGTCTATCACTTATAGAGGACTCGAACCTCTAGCGATAATTAAATCATACGATAAAACCTGCTCGCTCTACCTAGTAAGTGTGGAGTTAGGGGAGTTTTGCGAGCTCCCCTTGAACACAAGTGAAAAAAGAAGATTATGCAAAGTAGGTGGTGTACTAACCTACAAGATATATTATATATCATTTTGACTAAAAAACAACTTTTTTAATGCTTTTTATACTGCTTTTCTGCATTTGTGTTCTTAACCCCCAATTTCGGGATTGATTGCCTCAAAATAGAAATCGTCATATTTCTTTGTTTCAAGTCTAGTGAACTCGCCTTTGATAATAGTTATATATCTCTCAAACTCCATACCTCGTTCACTAGCATAAATGTTGAAATCAATGTTATATTTTTCACTCAATTTCTCGAATAGTTCTTCTTCAACGTCCCACGCTTGTTTGAATTTTAAAGTTACATGAGTTTCGTCATCGTCGTCCTCATCAGAATAATTATAAAATTCAATTTCGTTTTGTTCAATGAAACAACGAGTGCTATTGTTTAAATAAAAATATTCATTATCAACATCAGGCAATCTATAAGAATACTCATAACCGTCATCTTTCAATTTTATGTTCTCGCTTTTTGGCTCTTCAAAAAGTGCAGTATATCTCATTTTTAAAATCTCATTTTCTAAGAATGAGATAACATCGTTTTTCTTTCCTCTTACCTTGATTACTCCATAGCACCAATTAGGCATTTTTATCTTCCTTTCTGTTTTTATGTTTCTTGATTGCATTCAATACAGCGTGCGTAATTTCATGATTACACATTTTTCGATAACTCTCATCGGCTTGTCGCTTTTCAATCTTGCAACGCCAATGAATGAGAGGGTCGTTTAAATCGTATTTAATTTTATTCATGGTTTAACATTTTCTCTAAATCATCGCCAAATAATTCAATCGCTTTTTTGCACTCGTTCTCATACTTGAAATATCCAAATATGCTGAAAGTATCAATCGTTGTTTTGTGTGTGCATAAATACTGACTGGCGTTTACGATTGTATATTTTTCTTGTTTCAAATCTTTCCAATCTGGTTTCCAATCGCCGTAACATTCTTTTCTGAATCGTGCAACATCGGCAATAACTTTTCTTTTGAGTTGTTCTTTTTGCGCCTCGGTTAAATCTTCAAAAACATTATTGCACTCGTATTGTCTGAGTTGGTCGGGGGTTCCTCTCCATTTTGACTCTCGAACCTCGTTGCCTTCATTTATATAATAATACCCCTCTGATAGTCTTTTGTAAGGTATCGTCCGTTCAAACTCTACTCGAGCTTTTGACAATTCATTTTTAATATCCTCGTACTTTTGTTTTGCTTCAATGTATTCCTTAAACTTGCTCATTTTCGTTTATCCTCCATTTCACGCTTTATATCGTCTATACCGTCTAATGCAACAATGTTAATTATCAACACTAAAAGAAGAGATAGCGGTATAAAAAACGGCAACAATACAAAGTTCCATGTAAACTCCACGCCTAGAAACTTAAATATTGCTAGTAGTAAGCTAACACAAAAACCAATTGCTAAGGCTCTCAAACTTTTTTCCACGTTGTTTCCTCCATTTCTCTTTTTAATTTCATGAGTTTAAACTCTTCCGCACTGCGTATATATGTTTTTCTGAACTCTTTTTCCGAATACTCATCGCCCTCTAATGCTTTTGCAAAACGGCGATTTTATGCCGAATAAGTAGTTAAACCAGTATTTAAACCTGATTTTAAATTTCGTTGTTCGCTTGATAGCTAAGTGTGTTCGCTTGTTCTTCTTCATTCGCCACTCTCCAATGCTTTTTGCCTTGCTCAAACCAAATTTTAACTTGTTTTGCTTGCTTGATTAGTTCGATTGTGTCCTTATCTCGTTGCTCTTTCTGTTCAATGTACAGCCGTTCTAATTCTTCAAGGCGCTCAGGGGCGATTTTTTCACGCCATACAGCCGTTTTTAGTCCGACCGCCTCAGTTACTACCGCCTCTAGTTTCTCGCCGTCTATGACGCTGTATGACCGTTCAGAAAGCGCTAAGAACGAGCCGTTGTTCGTTTTGTAGACTTTTTCCATCTCGAAAACTCCTCCCGTTTTCCAAAATCAACTTTTAATTCTTTTGTTGCTCTTTCCTTTTCGATTTTACGGATAACGCTTTGAATATTCTCAAACACTAAGACGCTCTTTTTAACTTGCGCCTCATTTCCAAATTCGTCTTTTAAATAGGCTGTATATTCAACGACGCACGTTTTCGAGTCGTGCCAACCGTAAGCCTCGCCGATACGCTCAACGCTTACCCAAATATAATTGCCCTTTTCATTGATTTTTAATTTCATAACGAACCTCTTTTAAATATAACTGCATAATTTTATCGCCGAAAATTTCAATCGCACGATGTGCGTCTGACGATTCTTTGAAATATCCAAATTCGGGGAAAATGTTCAGATAATAGCTTGAACTTACACTCATTTTTTGACCGTTAACGATAGTTAAATAATATTTATTTTCGGAATTGTTTAACCAATCAGGTTGCCAATTGCCGTTGCGCTCTTTTCTGAACTCTTCAATTTCACACATTAAACGGCGTTTTTCGCTTTCTTTTTCCGCCTCTTCAATTGAGAAAAATACATTTCCATATTTTGCCATAGCTAGTACAGACGATTCGCTGTAAAAAGTTGGAATTTCTGAAACGCCCCCTTCGATGTTTAAATGATACCGTTTATTTTTTAATCTTTCAATTTCCACCGTTACGCTTTCGAGTTGCGCCTCTAGTTGTTTTTTGTTATATTCCAACACTTTTTGCTTTCTCTTTAAATCTTCAATGTTGCTCATGTTTATTTCTCCTTTGTTGTTTTTTATTGTATATACACTATATCACGTTTGTTTTATGTTGTCAATAGTTTTATTTAAGTTTTTTAATAAATTTAAAGTACGATACTAATCATTTATATCCAACCTCTTTCTTTTTTCTTCTTGTATTCTAGTTCTCGGCGTCGTTGTAAATATAATTCAACCTCTTTGTAACCACGTTTCAATAGTTCCGCTCCCACGTTGTAAATAATACGGTCGTATACCTCGATAGCGAACCCGTTTAAAATTCGATAATACGTTTTTCCCTGAATATTTAACTCTTTTTGCAACTCTCTCTGAGGCGTTTTTTT